GATTTAAGCCCTATTGACCCTAATATCTTAGGTAATGGCTCAGTAGGTAACATTCGTATTTATCAGTATGACTATGAGATTGCAGGACGTAAAGGTATAGCTTCAATGCTTATGGCTATTCAGGTAACTACTCTTAAAGAATATACACCAAAGCCTCGTGAAGATGACTTTGCAATGGTAGACATGGAAGTAGTAAAAGTAGCAGATAATCAAGTAGTAGATGAAGATCAGTTTTCATCATCAGGTGAGCTAGAAGACGACTTATCATTTTAATTAACTTAGGGAGAGATTCAGTTTGGGTCTCTCCCAATTTTATTAAGAGGTCTTATGTATTACAGAAGAATATCAAATGGAATTATTGTCATTCATCACTCTGATAGTAAAAGAGAAATTACTTGGGGTAGAACAATGAATGTTAGTTTAGAAACAGTAGACATGTGTATTGCAATGTTGAACAACTATGAGGTAATGAAAAAAGATGGAACTGTGTAGAGGTGTATATTTAGCTGGGCCTATGGCGGGATTAGAAGCGCGAGATATGAAAGAGTGGCGAAGTTATGCTCAAAAAAGATTACTAGAGGCTGATATTAAAGTTCTTGATCCTACTAGGCGTATTAGTTATCATGAGCAAAGTCTTAATGATAGAGGATTAGATCGTAACATTGCTAACAGGATCTTTAAACAAGACTTAAGGGATATAGCTCGATCTGAAGTGTTGCTTGTAGATATGCGAGACATTCCAGGAGTTAAAGGTCAAGGTACTGCTGCAGAAGTAATGTTTGCTCATATGAAAAATAAGGTAATTATTATGTGGGTACCTCCTATTTGTAGTTTAAATCCTTTTATGACAGCAATGGCAACAGAAGTTCATAATACACTAGATGAAGCGGTGGAGGCGTGTATTGAACATGCGGGATGAAGACACTATAGAAGAATTTTATTACGAAATTGAAGTTAATGGGGGATTTTATGATTATTCTTCGAGTATAGATAAAGCCGAAGAAATAGCAGAAATGCTTATCAAAGAAAGTGATATAAGCTCTATAGACATTTGGCAAATTAGTAGAAAATCACAGCTAGTAAAAGAGTATGATTCATGAAAATTGAAGTATATTACAACTTACATAAACAACTATTTTCAGTTAAGTCCCGACAGAAAGATGACTACGGAAAAGTAATCCGTCATACTCTCGGTGTAGTGATTATATCACCAACGTTTGCTGTACGGCAAGCAGGACGATTAAAAGTTTTAAAAGAAAAAGTAAAAAATGTACATGCTTTTGTACGAGGTGAAGAGTTGTTAGATTATATTATTCCAAGTGGAAATCGCAGGTTTGTTACTTATAACCCATATAAGCACGAACACTTTGTATTTACAGATACAGAAGAAAGAATTTATAGTGCAGATATGGCGGTTTTAACTCAAAGTGGCGATAAGCCAGTTATAGAGGTTTTTAATGGACGAACTATCAGCTGAACAATTAGATGATCTATACGAAGAAAGAGCAGCAATACTTGAGTATGATGCTGGTTATCCAAAATATGAAGCAGAACAAAGAGCTGCTCAAGTCTATGGCTTTAAAAATAGGTCTGAATTAAAACGTTATATACAAAAAAGGAAAGCTAATGCAATATAGAGTTTATCGAACTCCTGCCATGCAAAAGCCAGACTATGATGGCGAAGAGTGGCAACGAGCTATTGATTGTTGGTCTTATTGGCAATCTAATCAACATAACTCTCTTATTAAAGTTTTTGATTTTAATGATGTGTTAGTTTATTCCGCTAATAATAAAGAATATATTGAAAATTGGTCGAGGTACTTATTAATGAACAGAGTAGAAAAACGTATTGTAAAAGAAATGCAAGAAGTAGACTTTCATGGTGACTTTGATAAAATGTCAGATGATGACCAAGATGCTATTATTAATCCTAAACACTACAAAATGATACCTAACTCTGCTTACGAAAGATTCCCTGAAGGGCTAGAGTATATAGATCTTATGGAGTATATCCTTAGACAACACAGAGGTGTTAAAGCTCACTTGTTAGGTCATATTTTTAAGTATGCTATGAGAATAGGTAAAAAAGATGCCGCCTTGCAGGATGCAAAAAAGATTGAATGGTATGCTAATCGTCTAGTAAAAGTATTAGGAGATCCCCTTAAATGATATATTACACTATACATGAATTTCTTGAAACAACTAAAGAGTGTGGTTGTGTTGAGCGCTACTGGGAAGAAATAGATAGTTCTTTTAGTTTAAAAGAAATACAAAGATATTTTCAGAAAATGAAAGCAGAAAAAAGAAATGCAAGAGTAGAATGTGTTGAAGTAATCATGGAGTATGATGATGAAACAAAATACGAATACGTGGCCTGATTTTGTAGAAAATATGGACTTTGGAGGTACTAAAATGTTAACTCAAGAAGAAATTGATAACTGGGATTCAGGTTATGACGAGCAAAAAGAAGCTTTGGAAAAAGTTAAACCAGATTTAAAGAGAGCATTAAGTTGTTTATCTTCTTCTTTACATTGGTTACATGAAACTGGAGACTACGAGTCTCATACAGCAGATGAAATATTTAAAAAGATTAATGATGCACATTTATTATTAGGAAATTTATTAGATGATTGATTATAGTTTTATTAAGAGAATAGCAAGAATGTATCGTAACCAACATCCAGATCATTCTATTGCTAGTGCAGTAGCTAGAGCATATGAAGCATATGATTTTTACAGAGAAGCCGAAGTGGAGGTGATGGATGAGCAATACCGTAGATCTTGATAAATTAAGCTTTAATATAGAAGAAACTAGCTATTCAAGTTTAGCAGACTCTTTAGAGTATTGGGCTTCACAATTTTGGCTAAAAAATATTCATGAAGATAACGGAGATCAATTAGCGTTTCTTCTTTACAGCATGGCTAAAGAAATGAGGAAAGCTGATGAGACTAGTCTTTGACATAGAAGCAGATAACCTTCTGCCAAAGTTGTCTAAGTTTCATTGTGCTGGTGCTATTGATGTCGATACTGGTAAAGAATACTGGTTTCGACCTCATCAGCTTAATGAGTTCTTAGAACTACTAGATAAAGCAGATACTATTGTGGCTCATAATGCTTTTGGCTATGACATTCCTGCTTTAACTAAACTAACAGGTTGGCAACCTAAAGCCACCGTGCATTGTACTAAAGTTATGTCTCAAGTCCTTAACTATCGTAGGTTTGGATTTGGCCATTCTTTAAAGATATGGGGTGAATTCTTTAACGATAATAAAGGAGATTATTCATCGGGCTTTGAAGAGTTTAACGAAGAAATGTTTGTATACATGCAACAAGATGTTCGTCTTGGTACTAAAGTTTACAAGTACTTGTTGAAAGAATTACAGACTTACGTTAAAAATACTAAGTCAAAAGCAGTATTAAAAGCATTACGCTCTGAAATGAATCTAGATAAGATTATGGTAGAGCAATGCCAGAATGGTTGGAAATTTGATAAATCAGCCGCAGAAGATTTATTAGTTACAATTGATAAAAAGATGAAAATAATTTCTGACTTTATTAATCCTAAACTAAGTGCTTCTGTAAAAGTAGTTGATCCTGATACAAAAAAAGAACACGAACCAATTACAGGAAAACGCTATGCAATCGAAAAGAAACCGACTTACACGAAGGCAGGAAGACTTAGTTCGCACATACAGCGTTGGTTTGGGCTTCCTGATGGCACCACTGTTGATACTTGCCCCGTTTGGGCTAGTTACTCTCGGATTGATTTTGTTATTGGTGACATTGGTAATACTGATACGGTTAAACGTTACCTCTATTCAATCGGATGGAAACCGGACGAATGGAATTGGAAAAGAGTCAATGGAGAATTCATCAAGGTATCTCCAAAACTCTCCGATAATTCCTTGGAACCACTTGGGGAAGTGGGACAATCATTAATGGAGTATTATACTCTTAGATCTCGTAAGTCAATACTTGAAGGGTGGTTTGAGCATGTGGATAATAATAGTAGGTTACATGGTGACGTTTTTAATATTGGTACACCTACTTTTCGACAAACCCACAAAATCATTG